CCGGGACTCGTCGAAGACGGGAAGGGCGGTGACCGAACTGAAGCGGAAGGATCCCCGGGCTGTCGAGGAACTCACCGCGCTCTACGAGGAGATTTTCAATGGCTGAGAAGCATGATCGCCCGAACATCAAAGGCCCCGCGCTGCCCCCGAGGAGCGCTGACGACTCCGCGGTCTCCAGGATGCGCGAGGAGGCCGTGCGAGGCTCTGAGGCTACTACCCCCCTGGCGATCCCTCAGGAGGCCGCTGGCGGCGCTGTAGACAAGCCGTACGGGGTAGTGCAGAACTACTTTGACGTCATCGACGAGATTGTCCCGCGAAAGGGCGACACGAAGCCGATGAACCTGAGGATCCCCACGGACCTCCATCGACGCCTCAAGATCCTCGCCGGCCTTCAGGGAGTGACCATGACCGAGATCATCGTCGAGTGCCTGGGGCCTGAGGTCGACCGTCGGGTCGCACGGATCAACAAGGGGAGGGTGTGATGGGGACGGCACATTGGGAGCACGAAGGGCTTCTGGCCGACCGGGAGTTGATCGAGATGACCCGGGAGAACCTGCTGGAGGAGATCCGCCGCTACCGCCTCGAGATGGCAGTGGGCTACGCCACGCTGGCCGAGACCCACGTCGAGTGGATCGCGGAGGAGCTGGAGGTCCTTGGTGGCCTTGCGGGGGCCTGGTGATGGCCCAGGCGAAGATCGACACGACCTACCAGACCATGCAGCGGGATCTGTTCGCCTCGGGTCTGGCAGCGCAGATCGGGATGAGCGCCTTCGGCGTGTGGCAGGCCATCAAGGCCCATGCGGACTTCGAGACCGGGGAAAGCTGGCCGGGGCAGCGCAGGCTCGCGGAGATGACCGGGATGTCCCAGACGACCGTGACCGCGTCCCTGAAAACCCTCGAGACATTCAAGATGCTCCGGGTAATTGCCGTAGGTAAGGGGAAGCGCAGCAGCACCTACGTGGCCAGGGAGCGCATGGACGTCCGCATGGGGTCCCGCGTGCTCTGCACCGTGGTGATCGACTACGTGCCCGCGAAGTTCCGCAAGGTGGTCGAGGGGGTTGCCGAGGCGATCCAGGGCGACCAGACGAACGCGGAGGCCTTCGTGGACTGCGAGATCATCCCTGGAGACGGGTTTGTCTGGGATCCCGAGGCGGGCGTGTTGCGGACCAAGGTTGCGGTCTCCGATGTCCCGAGTCAGGACGACAGTTTCCTGCCACATCTCCCGGGGTCGACTCCGCGCATATTGTTAACATAAGTATTAAAAGTATTGTTTCGTTACTCATACCGTTCGCTACGGCTTTTAGCGTTACTCCTGCCGGTCGCTAGATTGGGGCCATGTGAGTATTCTGTAACGCTACGGAGTTATCCACATGCGGGTTATCCACAGCCTAGCGTTCGGTAGGAGTAACGCTAAATCGAATCCTAGCGTTACAAAACCAACACCCTGAGAGAGCATGAAAGCAATCCTCACACTTTTAGCCTTCGCCACCTTGGCAGGCTGCAGCACCCCTGACTTCGACTGGCGCTACGCTGACCGGTCGTGCTCCATGCACTGCTCGGACGCCTACAACGAGTGCCTGTCGTCTAATCCGCTGACCCCAGGGATCCAGAAGCTCCAGTGCAACTCGTCCCTGAAGCTCTGCGCGACTACCTGCGGAGCAACACTCGTCAACAACTAAGCCGCAAAAAGACCCCCTCAAGGTTCCCGTAATGGGTTCCCGAGGGGGTCTTTTTTAGTTCGATAACTTCTATTACGTCAAGTCGCCTATCAGTGGAGGACGAGCTTCGTCACCACTTCCTTGAGGCCCAGGACGTTCACAGCGAACATCAGGCCACCGCCGTACAGCGCCCATTTGATCTGCAGCAAGGTGTCCTTGATGGCCGTCAGGGATTCCCCGAAGGTCTCCTGTGCGTCCTCAATGTCCTCGATCTTCTCGTCTTGGGCGTCCATGCGGAACTCCAGGCGGGCTACGCGGTTGTCAATTGTTTCGTCCATCTCTCATTCCACCGGTTGTGCTTTGGCGATGATCGCCGTCTTGTCTGCGCTCGAGGTCGTGTCCCCGAACCAGAAGTGAATGCTTGCGGCCCATGCGGTCCCGAGGGAGCCGACCAGGCTGTAGAAGATCGCCTTGTTCGACTCGGGGATGTTGCAGAAGATCAGCGCCGCAACCAGGCTGAAGAACCCGAGCGTGATGACCATGGTGAGGACCGGGGGGACCCAGGAGCGTGTCGAGGTCTGCATGGTGCGTGCCCCTTCGACGTCCTGGACCTTGAGCGCAGCGAGCGCCTCGGTGTCCTTGAACCCCAGGGACGCCATGGCCACCTGGAAGTCCTGGTCGGCCTTGCGGATGTTCGCCAGTTGCTCCGGGGTTGCCTCAGCGATGGCCTGGGCCACTACGCCCTGACGCTGCTCCACGGGGTCGTTGGTGCCCGGGGTGATCCCGAAGACCTTCTCCAGGGCCGTGACCGCAGTGCCCGCCAAGGGGCCACCGATGACGCTCGCGATGGTCGGGGCGAGGTTCGTCACCACACCCGCGATAGCTGTCCAACTCATGCTGCCTCCTTTTTTTGTGTGAAGTCGCAGCCAAGCAGGAACTCAGCCATCTCGCCCGAGCGGCGCGTGACCAGGCCCGCGAGGACCTTACCTGCCGCCTTGTTCCACTTCGGGAATTCCTTGGCCGCGCCCTCGAGGTCCCCCTTGTTCAGGAGTGCCAAGAGCGTGGAGTGGTCGAAGTTGCCCATCCCGATGTTGTACATCAGGGAACAAAGCGCCGCCTTCTCTTCATCGGTCATCTTGAAGGAGACCACGCGGTCCAAGTGGGTCCCGAGGGCCACCACACGATCCAGGAGGTCCTGGTCAGCCTGCACCTGGGTCCATACGGTCGCAGGGCCGATCTTCGGGCCAGTTGCGCCGTATCCAACGGTCCATGGTGCGGCACCGGTCGCAGGGTCGGGGTATGCCTTGAGACGGCATCCTTCGAACTCCTTAATAAGTTTCAGTGCTTCGTCGCACCACGTCATATTGAATTTTCCTTAGGTTGGGGCCTTCGCGGCCTCGAGCGCATCCACCCGCCCCTGCAGTTCCTGAATGGTCTTCAGGGCAAGGAGGAGGAGCTTGTTGGTGTTGAGGGAGAGAGTCCCGTCCGAGAGGTAGTCGATGTACTCATCGCTCACATCGCTTTCAACCTGCTGCGCGATGACACCGAGGTCCCAGTGGCGACCGGCGTTCGTCTCGAGATCATTCTGTTTGAAGTCGAACGAGACGAACTTAATGGCTGCGACCTGCTGCGCGTACGTCTTCGCGTTGGGGACGATGTTCTCTTTGTAGAACTCATCGGACGTGAAGTAGTTGCAGCCTACCGCGCCGATGTCCGTGATCCACTCGATGTAGCCGTTGGAGCGCGTGGGCTGGTTGACGTTATTCGACCCAAGGCGTTGGTTCACCATGCGGACCAGGGTGTTATCCGAGGAGCGCATCATGTACGGCGAGTTCGCATCAGCGGAGACGAAGCCCCACTGCTTCAGGGTGTCAGGGACGAGGTTCCCAGTGTCCCAAGGCGTGAGACCACCGGCCCAGTTCGGGCGTGCCCGAGGGAAGCTGACGATGCCGTTGTCATAGAACTGCGCGTTGTACTGGTTCTGCGCTTGATTAACGACCCCGAGGAAGTTGCTCGGGTCAGCAGCGAGAGATGTGTTGTACCCGTTACTGGCGGTGAAGAGGATACGGGTGTTGTAGACCCCCACCTGGCCTGTGAAGGTAGCTCCAGTGGTCTGTGCGGGACTCGGGAGGTTCCCTGTGTGCCAGAGGGTATAAAGAGGGCCGTAGGCGCCGCCGCTCGCAGAGAACTGAATGAGGCCGTCATACCGAAAACGACACGAGGAGAAGCCAGCAGCCTCACTACCAGTGATGGAGTAGCCCCCAACTGAGTGGACGTTACCGCCTGCATACAACTCACCACGCGAAGTGACAACACCGTTATCAGCGATGGTAAGGTTCACCGCAGTGTTTGCGCTGTTGACCACCTCAACCGTGGCGTTGGCTGAGTTTCCCCGGATTACAGGGTTGAACGAGTTGGACCCTGCGGACAGCATGACCTGCCCGATAGTGCTTGGGCTTCCTGCGCCTACACGAACAGGACCTCCGATGACCACGTTAGACCCATCTCCACACAAGGTGACGCTGCCGTCTGTGAAGTTGAACATGAAAGGGCGCTTACCGTTCCACGTACCTCTCTGGTCCCCCGAGGCTGTCTGCATGAGGTATAAGTTGGAGCTATCACTCCTCCAGAAAACCCCGTAGTTTCCTTGGACGATCCGGTAGTTGTTCGCGTACGTGCTGATGATCTCGCCGGACACATCCCCGCCAACCTTCTTAACGTAGGTGTTCGGGTCGATGATGGAGGCGGAAGTGGCGGCAGCAGCAGCAGAGGCAGCAGCGTCGTTCTTCGATGCCAGGGCATCCGCTTGGGAAGCTGTAGCCGAAGCGGCATTGGTAGACGCAGATGAGGCCGACGAGGCAGCGTTCAGTTCGCTGGTGTGAGCTGCGTTCTGGCTCGCGAGGGCTGCGGCTGCACTACCCGCGCTGTTCGTCTCGGAGACCTTCGCTGCGTCCTGGGAACCCTTTGCGGCCACCTGGGAAGCGGCGCTCGCCTGCTCGGAAGCCTTTGCGGCGTCCTGGGATCCCTTGGATGCCACTTGGGAGGCTGCTGCAGCGTCCTGGGAGGCCTTCGCGGCGTCCTGGGATGCCTTGGCAGCGTTCTGGCTCGTCAGGGCCGCAGAGGCGCTTACAGACGATGCTGTGGCCTGGGTCGTGGCCGTGGTGGCGGCAGTGGTTGCCGTCGACAGCGTGTCCTTGGCCTGCTGAAGCGTGGTGTTGGCCGAGGCCAGGGTGGTGTTCGCCTGCCCTGCCAAGCTCGAGACGTTGGTCTCGGAGATCTTCGCGTTCGCTGCGGAGGCCGAGGCGGCTGCGGCTGCATCCGTGGCGACCGAGGAGGCCGTGGTGGCCTGGGAGACCTCGTCGGTGAGCGTCGAGATCAGCCTGTCGGTCGTCGAGGCTTCCGGGGGCGTCGAGGTGCCGTTGAAGAAGCCCGAAGGGTTGCTCGGCTCGGTCGTACCGGAGCCTTGGAAAAGACTGGTCATCAGTACTCCGTGTTATATGCCGGGGACATGGCCTGTGCCGACTGTTCCATGTCAGTCATGCGGCCCTGCTCGTCCAGGTCGTTGTAGAGTTGGGTGAAGCGGTTCTCGAAGGCAGGTACGCGGTCATCGACGTAGTAGTCGCCTGCGTAGCCCAGAGCACCGTAGATCAGAAGGTCAGCCGCGACCGTCGAGAAGAAGTTCTCGTCCGTGTCGACCAGTAGCTGCGGCTGCGAGGCGTAATAGACCATGGTGATGGTCCGCCCCTCGGGCAGCGTGGGCTTGATCAGGTAGGAGGCCCCTACCCGGCTGTAGTACCGCGACTCCTGTGCGGGGGCCATGGGGATCCCGAGGAAGTGCCCCAGGTCCTTGTTGACCATGAGGACGCTCCCCGAGTACAGGTACTTGAGACTCAGGAAGTCCGACGGGATCACGATGGCGTCCGTGGGGACCGTGGGGTCCTGGCCCGTGGTCAGACTCATCTTTTCCATGCCTGGGACGCGGAGCGTGCGCTCAAGACGCGTCTGGGCCATGTGGATGAAGTCGTTCGCCAAATCCGTGTCACAGTCGTTGCGGTTCAGAATGGCGA